CCAAGCTTTTCTTCTTTGCTCCTCTAACTCTTCGTAATCCATAACATATTATAGTGGTACTCCCATCAGGATTCGAACCTGAAGTCTACAGATTAGAAGTCTGTTGCATTATCCAATTATGCTATGGGAGCTTGTTTTTGGGGGAAATAGCCTAAGTAATGTCCAAGTGACGCTCTAGGATCGTCCCTGCTGGACTTTGATGTACAGGGACGACCCATATGACCCCCTAAATTTGGAGCCCTTAGAGAGCAAGTTTTTATAGTGTAATTGGTAGGACGAGCGGGATTCGAACCCGCACTTGACAGATTTTAAGTCTGTTGCCTCTGCCATTGGGCTACCGTCCCTTGGTAGGGCAGGGTAGAGTTGAACTACCTACCAAAGCCTTATAAGGACTCTGCTCTAACCGATGAGCTACTGCCCCTCTTCTATATTATAGGAGAAGGCAGTTGAAAATTAAAGAGGAATCACCTATTATTAGTAAGCAATTCCTCTGCGAAGCTCCCACCGCAGGAAAGGCGTAGACCCCCTGCTGTTGGACTACTTTTTCTTTTTCCATTTAGACAATTTTTTCTTAGCGACAGGTTGTGGTGCAGGTTCTTGGATCACCTCCTCCTGAATAACTTCAGCCTCCGCAGCTTCAGCCTGTCTGGTTTCTTTTACCTCATTTCGTGCCGCTCGTCTGCGGTGAATCACATTGTTCGGTCCAACCATCTTTCTTCTCCTCGTAATTAGTGGTATTAATAATTTGAAGTTCTCCGTTTTTTACACTAGAACTATACATGGTTCCCTTCTTTTTAGGAACCTGTTTGTCTAGAATAGCTTCAGCCACTTTAACGGAGATATTACTCTTAATAAACCTCTTAACATTACGAGCCCCATACTCTTTCGAGTACCCGCCCTTGACCACAAAATCAAGGAGAGATTTAGTCTTCTTAATTGGAATCCCTTTGAGTTCCAGGGATACAATTTCACGGATGTCCTTCTTACTAAGCTCATTAAAGATAATGAACTCGTCTATTCTATTTAGAAATTCGGGAGGGAAATGCTTCTTAACAGACTCTCTCACATCTTCTTTCAAATCAGAGTAATCCCTCTCAGTCCTATCAAAGCCTAGACTTCTCCCTAACTTTAAATCAGACATTCCTTGGTTGGAAGTAAAGATAAAAATGGAATCAGAAAAATCTAGCTCTCGTCCCATGTTATCCGTGACAGTTCCATCATCTAACAATGACAATAAGAAATCATAGAACTTGTGATGGGCTTTCTCAATCTCATCAAATATAAAAACCCATCGACTAGATTCTTCTGCCTTCTCTGCCAAAATACTCTTATCTGTGTGTCCCACATACCCTGGGGGAGATCCAATTAGCTTCGCGTATTCATGCCCAGAAGAATACTCACCACAATTAATCTTAAAAAAGTTACCACCTAATTGTTTCCCCAACATCCTAGCAAGCTGAGTCTTGCCCACCCCTGTAGGTCCAATGAAGAAAAATGAACAAAAATCTCCTAGCCCAGCAGCTACAACCTTTAAGGAATTTATAATTTTAGAGATAGCTTCCCCTTGTCCTATAATATTTTTATACAAGAACTTTTCTAATATACTAAGTCTCTCTCTGTCTAGTAAAGCAAGACCAAGAGGTGAATCATCTGGGAAAGGATTATCTGCTTGGTCTAGTATGTCGTCACTAAATAAAGCTCGGATAGATTCTGAGAAAACTCTGGTATTTAATTCATTGCATATCCATTCTAATTGGAAAATAGGATACAGACTAACAACTGCTTCGTAAGCTGCCTTAACTATCACAGATCTATCGTCTTCGTCTAGATTATCAAAAAAGGGGTCTGGATCTGCGAGGAACAGTCTAAGAATTGCTTCCATGTAAGCATTAATATTAATAGGTTCCGTTGCTCCCTGAACTTTAGTTCTGAGCTTTTGCCAAACCTTTTTTTCCTCTCTCATATCATATTTTTTTATGATAAGAACTAGGTTAAGCGGAGGGCAAACTATTTTATAATTTACTTCAGTCATGTAAAATATCACTCAATTGATTAAACATACTCTCATCGGATCCTTTACTAGAGTCCTTCGTAAAAGCAGACTCTAGCTTAATTAAAAGATCTAAAGTCTTATGAGTATTCGTTTTAGAGGACTGGGCAAGCTTTAAACAATCTACCATAAGATTTTTTGCTACCCCGTCCTGTGGGTTTTCTTCCACTAGCTCACGAAAATAACGATGTAGCCCTAAAGCTAACTCTCTATCTTCTTTTGAATCCTCTAAAACTTGTTTACATATCTTCTGTACTCTATTATAATCAAGTACTGATTTTTTCAATGTGTAAGTAGTTGGCACGGTCATCTCTCCATTTTTGTACAAAATAGGTTAAAAGATTTTCATATTCTTTTAATGTCATTTCTCCAGGAAAAGGAAGATAGTTCACAGAAATATCGTCCCAATCAAGTAAGTTATTTTTTTCTTCTTGAAAATTTTTCAAACTCTTCTTCTTCTTCGCTACTGTAAAGATCATCCCACAACTCAGAAGCATCCTGTTCTTTAGATTCTTTTGGAATCTTAATAGAATTTTCTAATTTATGTTTTTTATCTCTCTTATAGGGAGGACGCTTTCCCCAAAAATTATCCTGTTTATTCGTCTTTCCCATCCAAAATATCCTTAGCAGCCCCCATTTGGGTATCTGCCTTCTGTCGGTTATCCTCTCTATTAGATAGCCTACCTCCAATCTCCTTATCCACTCTTTTTAGTTCTAAATAAACTAAAAAGGAGGTAGCAAGATCTACTTTAGGGTACGCACATACAACAGATGCAACGAAATTGATAGAACTATCTACAAAAGATATACAATAATAAGCTAGATTATGTAAATATTTCAATCTGCGCCCTCAATTAAACCTAAATCTATAAAAGCTTGTGTTACGGAACCCTTTACGGGGAAGCTGAACGCTGGAACACCTCGCTTCTGATCCCAATACAGGTAAGCACAATCAGGATCTTCTACAATCATATCACTTATCATATTATAAGCTCTACAAGCATCGTAGAACTTAAAGAACTCTGTGGACCCCTCTCTAAATAGTTTTCTATTATTCCTACCATTTAACCAGAATTGCATTTGGCCTATAGTAATGTATAATCCATCTTCATCAACTAGAAGAGGATCTTCAGGTAAATCATTTTTTTCTTTCATAGTGATAAAAAAATAGGGGAGGAGCAAACGCCCCTCCCCTAATTCCCAAAGGAATTAGTTGGAAGGAACCAAACCCTCACTATATTTACTAGCCAAGTCCCACAGTTCTGAATTAAATTTCACATCTTTTTGAATAGAAGTGATGGGGCGCACCATACGGTTAGTAGAGCCGTTACGGAAACCTCCACGAATTAGGTTCTCTTGAGCCACATTAAAGGTAGACCAAAGATCCAGTCCTTTATCTGCTTCTCTGCGAGACTGAGATATGTCCTGCACAACTCCATCATCAGGATTCTCGAAACGAATCTTTGCAGCATCTGTAAAGAAATCCAACCTTGCACGGGGAGTAAGCGAAACTTCTTTCCAAGTTCCAATCTTATCAGCAACCCTAGAGGAGTTCATGATAAGCTCCTTGGAAGCCTCCACAACCTGCGTAGGCTCAAATCCGATGTGTCGGATGTGGATCTTGCCAAAGTCGCTCTCAGAGATAACCATGCCGTTAGAACAGACCATACGGAAGATACCTCCCATAAGATCGTAAGAACCAGTTCCATTGTGAGCATTCATAAGAAGCATCTCAGGGAAGGAATCACCCACCCCAAAAGATTGCATATCCATGTCTTCATGCTTGAGACGGATAATATGCTTGGCATGACCTCGACTCCATTTACGAGGACTTACCTGCTGGGCTTTCCAAGTAGTCCAGCCCTCATCTTGAAGGATCTCCAAGATCTCAGTAGTAGGGAGGAAAGAGTATCGACTAGATACCTGTCCATCTTCGGGCTCCGTAGCAAAAGCAGCGGGAGCATGGGTGCGTAGCAGTTCTTCGTTCTTGATAACCATAATGTTTCTCCTTGTTATTTAGTCATTTCCCGTTCGTTGGGCTCTATTATAGCAGACTTGGAGATTACTTTCAAGGCTTTTCCCAAATTTCTTTGAAAGCTTCTTCCCTAGAGAGCCCTCTGGTCTTCTGGTCACGGGTCATACGAAATCTCTTCCCCGTCTGAGCTTTGTAATCTTCGATACTTTCATAGATTGGTAGAGCTTCACTTTGTTTATTCTTTTTCTTGTCCCCCACAGAAGACCAACTCTTTTTAAAAGCCTCATCAATAACCTCTTCTAGTACCTTGTAAAACCTTTCCTGCTCATCACTCATTTTTTTCTCCTAATTCTTTGTAAATTGATTCAAATCCCTCTTCTTTCCCCACAAGGAGATCTTGAAAATCCTTGGACTGAAACTTCTTTTCACTATCGGTCACGGTGTACCAAGCTCCCGAACGAGTTACCAACCCATCCATCTCCAAGAGCTTAAGTAATCCTGCGTAGGGGCTTAGTCCCTCGTTATAATAAAGTTCAAACTCACACTCTCTATGAGGGAGAGAAACCTTGTTCTTAGTGTTGCGTACCTTACCTTCAATACCTACAACATTCTTTCGTTCGTCTTTAATTAGATCGCTAGTCTTGTTAGAGATACATTTAAGGTTTACACCTAAGTAATACTCCAAGGACTTCCCTCCTGCTGCCATAGTGTCAGGACTGCCGTACATCACTCCTACCTTATTCCTAATTTGGTTAACGATTACTAGTGCAACCTTCTTAGTGCGTAGGATGGGGTTAATCTTTCTCAAACAAGCCCCCGTAGCTTTCGCCCTTACGGCACCCACCATATTATTACCATCAAAGTTCTCAGCCTCAAACTCAGCTTTTGAGGGGGACACAGCAATACTATCATACGCAATAACTATAGGAGTATCTTCATCACTCTCTCTGATCTCCGTAACAGTATTCTTAATAACATCAAACGACTGCTCCAATGTTTCAGGTGCAGAGTAGATCAGCTTCTTGGGGTCAATCCCTAGATGAGCAGCAAACTCAGGGTTGTAGGCATTTTCTGAATCAACCAGCATAGAATAGTATCCTGCTGCCTGTGCTTCTTTCAGGATATGCGTAGCAAACACAGTTTTTGCAGTCGAGGACTCCCCGTGAAATTGCGTAATCATTCCAATAGGCACCCCATTAGTGTAGTCACCAGAAATGACCTTATTTAACGCATAGTTACCCGTAGAAACAAACCCTAGATTTAATGGTTGCTCTGACAATAATCCTGCGTTTTTAAGACGCTCTAAAACTCCTGAATCCATATACTATTATAGTGTAAATACCCGTAGAACTCAATAGAAAAGGCTAAATGATTAAACCCTTTCTCTCAGGATCAACGCAACCCCCACAACCTTTTGACTTTTTTACTTTGCCCTTTTGCTCAGTAGGAGATTGCTTCATGCTAAAGGGGATCTTGGTGTACCCTGGGTCATCTTCCCTGTGTTCTGGTTTGTCCGTAAGTTTTATTCTTATCTTATAAGAACTTCCTTTTACCTCTTTAATAGTCCACAACTCTTTAGAGGGGAACATTAAAAGGGAACCTGCTCTGGGAGTAACTATAATATCTCTGTCGTTGAAAACTACTTCTCCCCCCTCGAAATCATCGTTCAAGAATAATACTAATTCATAATAATGAGCAGGAGGTTTCAGACCATCTAAAAAAGAGGAGTCTATTAAACCTTCCAACATGGATTGCCCAGCAAAAAGAGTAGGGTATTCAAAGTAATCTCTAGCAGTCTCTATAAGTTTATCTCTTAAGGAAAAAATATATTGGGTAGCTCTACAACTCTTATCATAAAGATAAGAAGATAATTTTCTTGGGAAATGATTTTCCCCCTGTTTTACCTCTTCCCATAAAGATTTATCATCACAATCATATTCGAATGACCAAATTAAATATTGAAGCTCTTCAATAGAACACCAATCATCAATTATCTTTATAGAAGAAGCCTCAACTTCTCGTAAATCTTTCATCGGTTATCTCCTGAACCTCCCAACACCCCACGACCTTTTCTGTCTGCCAACTTCTCTAGGTTATTCCCAGCGATACACCCCAGGTGCGAGTCTAGTTCTGTGGCTAAAGTAGCTAAGTACCAAAGCACATCTCCCAACTCTTTTGCGATCTCATGCTTCTGGTCAGGGGTAGGACTACCATCCTGATCCCGCATGATCTTTTTAATTTTATTGCAAACCTCTCCAGCCTCTCCAGCTAGTCCGAGAGCAGGGTAATAAAGGTTATCCCCCTTGTTAGGGTAGATCGCAGTTTCCCACGCTTCTTCCTGATACCTATTTAATTGATAATAATCGTTGTCCATAATATATTATAGCATCTGTTTCAAAAAATCTTCTTTAACTTTAGGAGGAGTTAAAGATCGTATTAACTCTACATTTTTCCTAGCTTCCTGTACTAACTCACAATAATCAGACTCATGTTCCTCTAATACAGTACCTAGATCACAACCGTCTTTGACTTTTACATAAGACTGTGGCATATATAGCATTTTTCTATCCTCCACATCTGTCCAGAAGAGAATAGAACCTACAGCCATTATATCAAAGGTTCTCCATGAAATTCTATCATGTCCTGCGGGGCATAGAGCTAATTTATATTGAGCCAAAGAAGCTAGATTTTGCATGTAATTAATCCTGGGATGAGCCCACTTCCTTATCCCTTCTCCAAATACACTCGCCACAAAGTCCTGGGAGTAACACTCTTCCTCTTCTTTAAACACCAATCCTCCCATAAAGGGAATATTATTTTTTTCCAAAGAGAGAAGCCAATCAATACGCTGATTGTATCTAAGATTATTTTCCTCTTCCTTCGGTTTCTCTATAGAATAAATATCCTGATCCTCATCAAAATGATAAATCCCCCCCTCTACGGGTACATGAGGTCTAAGCCAAGTAGGAACACCTATATGGATAGGAATAAAAGAAGATTTCATTGAGGTGTCGTCGGTCATAGCCAATTGTTGTAAGGTCATGAACTGAGAAATCGGGAAAGCAACATTTTTAATTCCATCTTTCCGATCATCTTCTACATATACTAATTTGGCATAGTATTCCACATGATCCTTTAGAGAATAATAAGCTGCGCTAGGATCGAAGTGTCTGGGATCATCCTCACAGTCGAAAAAGTGTACTCTTCGCCCAATGTTAGGCTGCACTTCCTCAGGATAAGAAGGGTCAACAAAAACTATATCATAAACATTAGGAGCTACTCGGGTGCCTGTTAAATACTCAACCATTATGCCACAAGACATTAAACCTTGGGAGAGCCTATAAGTATGTAAATCATTCCCTCTTAAAATTCCACACTTCATTAAATCTTTTCCATCCAATGATTAACCATCTCCTCTACCATAGACCTAAAGGAGTAGCGAGGGGTCCAGTTTAACTTAGAACGAATATCAGAGGAATCACCTTTAAGGAAATTAAGCTCTTGGGGTCGGAAGAACTTTGGGTCTTGCGTGACATGATCTCTATAATCTAAATCAAGAATTGAAAAAGTAACATCACACATCTCTCTAATAGTGCGGCTCTCTCCTGTTGCTACCGTCCAATCATCAGCCACTTCATGGTTAATGATCTTATGCATGGCACGGACATAATCTTTAGAATGTCCCCAATCTCTAGAGGCTTCAAGATTGCCTAAAGCTAGTTCTTTTCTTAAACCCCTTTTAATTTCTACAGCCCCTTTAACAATCTTATTTGTAACAAAGTTAGATCCTCTGCGGGGAGACTCATGATTAAAAAGAATACCATTACAGGTATGCATCTCATATGCTGCTCTGTAGTGACGCACCAAATTGTATCCCATAACCTTGGCACACCCATAAGGAGAAGTAGGCATCATTGGAGTAGTCTTTCTCTGATAACCGTCCTCATCAACAGAGTTTCCAAACATCTCTGAAGAACTCGCTTGATAAAACTTAACATGAGGCACCAACGCTCTACACACCTCTAACATATTAAGAACACCCATAGCATTCGTTTGAATAGTAAAAGAAGGTACATCAAAACTAATCCTTACATGGCTCTGGGCTCCAAGATTATAAACTTCATGGGGCTGAACCTGTGTTATAATCCTATTTAGTGAATGAATATCAAGAAGATCTCCATAATGAGTTGTAACATTTAAGTCTTTAATTCTATCATCTTGATTCTCTGCTACTGAGTTACGACGAATAATGCCATGAACCTCATAACCCTTTGATAAAAGATATTCGGAAAGGTAGCTTCCATCCTGTCCTGCTATACCTGTGATTAATGCTGTTTTATTCATACAATATTATAGTTTTACTTTTGAAAGACTTTCATACTTTTTAAATCAGGCCAATCAGTATATTGCCACTTACGGGGAGGAGTAGCTATGGCTTCTTCTAAACGGTCCAACCCCTTTTGTGCTATCTCTGGGGTCATGTAGTAATGGTATCCCATAGAGGAGATGTTTTGTTCTCTCCAGGGCTTGTCAGGCTCTCTCCCGTCATATGACATTTTCTTTAATTCTTGGGCTGCTTCTTTATCGTCTGTAAGTATCATCCCACCTCTGCCAAGACTAAGGTGTTTTTGGAACTGAAAACTTAAACACATAAAAGAGCCTGGGATATAACTATTCTCTTTCCAAAGAACTGCTGCGTCTACTATGCTGGTGTTTCCTATAAAATAAGAATCTTTCCACTCTGCTATGTTCCAACTCCAAGGTATGCCCAACTTTTCTCCCAAAAAAGGAATAGATATATATGTTCTAATGGGAAAAAAGACTGATGCTGGATTAGTGTACCTTAGGCATAACTCTATAGCGTGAGTACAGCAGTCCGTAGCTACTGCGTACTTAGAACCATAAAACTCAGCTATACTATCTTCAAACTCTTTTACCACATCAAAGTTCATAGCACCACCTAGTTAATTCATCGCGTAATGATGCAGTCACCACTTCATGATATTCATCAGCAATAAGAGTCTTCCATGTTCCAGCTTTACCTGTATATAAGTGCTTCCCATGAATCAGAGTTTGAGGATCATACTGATCAAAATCATCGAACTGTTGTGAGTGTTCCTTTACTTTTTTAAAATTACATTCTTCAGTAATATATTTCTTGGTCAGATGAGGGATCTCCTTTCCTCGAAAAGTCTCCATCTGCTCAAAGATATATTCAAAGTTTAAATCTCCCACCTCACTATTAAAAAAATCTTCATACCTCAAAAAAAGTACATTTCGTCCTCGATCCTTGTCTGCTTTAAAATGATCTAAACTATTAATAGCTCTTTTAAAATCATTTGCATGAAACAAAGCATGGTCAAGCCTCATTTCAATAGCTTCTGATTCGTCATCAAAAGAGCGACCTTCTAAAGTAAGAATATGGGCTCTCCATTGAGATACTAAGCAATCACGAAAATCTCTATAAGTAGCAATCACAGAGCTATCCCCCCCAAAATACTCATGAGGAGATGTTGGTCGTTTAAGTAATTCATCTCCATAGATTATTCTACAAATATTGTAAATTGCGGTGCTTCCGCTGCGAGGAATACCAAAAAGCTCGGGAACATCTTGCATTAGTCGCCTCCTGTGGCTGGGTGGTTATTGTGATACCTCTCTCCCTGCACTAATAAAGAGTTTAAGAGGTCACTATCCTCTTGATTCCTCACAAAGAGGATATCCGCGCCTATTCTCCGAGAAGGGTAAAGTCCATACTTAGCAGCATACTCCATGACGAACTGATCTCCGACAACGGAATACTCCAAGCTAAGAAGATCAGGGGCACACTCATTCAAATCACAATGAGGGAGAGCCTTCCTCTCGGAACCATCAATGTCAATTGAAACAAAATCCAAGCTAGAGAACTCCTCCTTGTTCTCGGTCAGAATACTATCTAAAGTCCGTAACTCGACTTCGTGATGCCCATTAAGAAATCCATTAATCTCCTTCTCTTTTCGATCACCGTAGTATCGCTCGTCTCTACCAAACTCTTCCTCTAAGCTAAAGTCTGTGGTACTCATAGAAGCTCTCCAATTCAAGGAAACAGTACGCTTAACTTTATCCTCATCAGACGCTCCACAACTATAGCAGACTGAATTGGGTCTATTCTCTATAAGTAGCTCATAGTAAGAGGGGTGCATTTCCACACAAATACCAGACCACCCTGCTTGTTCTAAACGCAAAGTGTTGCTAAACCTAATGCCATCTAATGATCCTACATCTAAGAATTTACCATTTTTAATTCCTTTAGCCTCAAAAAACTGTGAGATTATAGAGTCCTGTCCTTCTTGTCCGTAATATATGTTTTTCATTTCGATGCCTCTACATTTAAACTAATTAAAGTTCCCTTGTCTTTATCCATGTGGGGGATATATGCTTGTGAATGATCATCAAAATTAGAATGATCTGTATCTCTCCAGTTGTATCTTTTAATATCAGAAAACTCTGCGCTCTCAAGTAATCTTTTAAGGGATCTATAATCATATACCATTTTATGGTAAATAGGAGGGTCGCCCATCTTTCCGTACAAGGGACCTAAAAATAAATCTAAGTTCTTTCCTGAGTTATATAAAGTACTCATTGCTTCAAAATCAGGAACAGCTATTCGTAAAACCCCTCCAGGCTTAAGTACTCTATTCCATTCATCTAACACCCCTAGAACCTCTCCTCCATCAAAATACTCTAAAAGATGAGAGGCATAAATAAGATCACAACTATCATCCTCATAAGGAAGGTTAGTAACATCCTGATGAACTACATGAGGAAATTCACATTGATCAATATGAACCCAGTCAGATCCGAAATCTCTTTTACCACAGCCTAAATGTAACTTCATATAAATACCTTATCTAATTCTTGCCCCTCGTAAGGACCAGTCTTATACTCGTAGACTAGTGTATGGTCTTCCAATATCTCATAGGTATGCCCTCCTTCTAAAGTAAAAGAAGCATCTCCTGCTTTCAGAATATGAGTTTCTAATAGCTCTCCATCTATATCGTAAAAGAAAACCTTAACGCTGCCTTTAATAACTACCCAACTTTCTTGAGCTATAACTCTATCGAAGTTAGGGCTTTTCCAAATATGTTTGTGTGGTCTGAAGGTCTTACCTTCCGACAATCTTAAGAATGCACATTGGATAAACTGGTCGGGAGACACAAGCTCTGTGCGGTCTTCTGTAAATTCTTCTAAACGACAAACGAGATGCAAAACCTTATCCTTTACTTTAGATTTAATTTTTATCATTTATAATCTCCTGAATTTCTTGTAGTGTGTCTGGTGTCATGCCATTGACATTTAATTTATAAATATCGTGTCTTGTAACGCCCTCGTTTTTAGTGACAGCGAGCTTAACTTCTCTGTGAGTACCTAAAATATCCCAACCATCATGAAGTGCTTCTTGTAAAGCTAGGATCTCAACATCCCAGGGACTTCGATTAGGTTTAAGACTAGAGAGAAGATATTCCTTATTCCAAATAGATATTTGCGTAGCTACTCTCCACTCTGCGTCTTGGGGATTAACTAGAATATCAATTCCCTCCACAGTCTTCCACAGGCTGGTGGGACGATGAGACATCCCCTCCGTAAGATCAATTCTTCCAATTTTAGTGTTGTTGGCATCCTCACAGACTTTAAAAAAAGCATTCAAGACATCAAAGTTCACGGGACTCTTTAAAAAAGTATCCTCTACCCCCCAAATAAAATACTCATCTTCGACCGTACTAAAATAAGCCTGGAGATGGTTGCTGAAATCCTCAACTCTTCCTTGGTCCCCACCATTCAACTGCTCAAAGCTAAAATTTTCAGGTAGCTTAAAGAACTTATACGACTGGGGATGGTTATACCCTAACAGAGTGACGGGTTGTTCCGCTCCCCAATACTTATTAAAAAGATGGCAAAAAATAGGAACCAAATGCAAGTGAGTATTGCAGGTTGTTATAAAGATCTTCATTTGTTTCTAAGAACCAAAATAGGTTGAAAATCACCGTTGATAGTGTCTAGCTTTACTCTCTCAGATGTTTGCATAGGCACAAAACCTAATATCTCATACCCCTCTGAAAGTTTCTCCAAACGATTGCCGTATATCCTATGAGCATTGAAAACAAGCTTATCCATCCCTACGGGGACCGCAAGAAATAGAATCCCATCTTTTTCAAGCATATTCTCCTTTACATTTTTCATAGCCTTTAAATCCCCATTAGGATCAATTGGATCTCCATACCTTCCCAAACCATCATGTTCAAAAGAAGAAATAGAAAAAACAAAAGGAAACTTCTTAGGCTTCTTGTTAAACTCCGCAACGGTCATGAGCGTTAGCCGAGGATCATCAGTCTCTATCTGGTTATACTCAATAGTTGTGGGAAACCCCCCATATGCTAGTACAACAGACTCATACCAAGGTTGAACAGAACCAACAATTGCAACTTCCTTCCCCTCTATAGGGAATTTCTCCAACGCTGTGTACAGGTATGTGTCTGTGTACTGGTAATAGCCTTGTTTTCCCTTCTTTATCTCTTCTATAAACTCATCAATTAGTTCCTTCTTATACTCAGTCGGAGTATGAACACTCCCGTCGATGTACCAATCGTGAAAAGAACCACAATCTTTTAAAAATTCCTCCTTGACCTCCTCGGGAACAGATTCCCAAGAAAGAGGCTTATGGGTGCCTTGATTTGTTCTACCCAAGAAAAAACTCCCCCTCACTTATTGCTGTTTTTACCGTTGGAATTAAATTATACTTATCCAAAATTAAATCCCTCGCCTCTGCAAGTGCGTCGATGTTCTGCTCATGGAAATCACTCTCTATTATAGAGCGCACCTGCTCTCCAATTGACGAAGTTAGCTCTTTAATTTCAATAAATGAGCCAGCGGGTAAGAACTTACCTATCTCTGAACACCCCCAATAAATAGGAGTACTCCAACAGAGGATTGGGTCTGCAATCTTTTCTGAAAAGTAGAACGGAGTGCGCCCATTTTCTATAGAAAGGGTGTACCTATAATCTAAAAGAGCCTCTTCTTTAGCGCGAGGGGGAAGACTCCATTTAAAAGGACCAGTACGCTCTCTACCCTGTGTTATATGCCCGTACATATGTAAGTCGGGGACTTTATTAAGGACTTCTTGAATTGCGTTTAAGCGAATATAATGGCCTTGTAACTCAGTTCTCCCTGAATCTACAACGGTTAGGTCATGCTTTTTAGGAGGAATTGGGAGCTTCTTTAGCTCATCATAAGAAAAACCCAACCACCATGTCTGGGGGAGCCAACATTCGCCTTCATCATGGTGGTAGGACTTGTACAAATTTTCTTTGTTATAGCTACAACGACCTACATGGTCTGGTTCCCTCTGAAAGAAAATAACCTTCTTGTCAAGAGGAATAATTTCATCAGGAATATCCTGAACAACCACATAGTCTGCGTCTGTAATACGAGGAACAATCTCAACAGGAGGGTTCTCAATCGGTGCAAGGCGTAAGTACAACTCATACAACTCCTGTGTACTCATCCCCCAAGTCGCAGGGAAATATACCTTAGGAGTTTCCAAGGACAGACTCCATCAAAGTTATATCCCTTTTATCCTTCTCTTCTCCACGAAAAGCTTTCATTTCGGTAACCGCACCAAGGGAAGTAAACTTTACATTATTCCAATAAAAATGGTTGTTAGGATTAAACAGAATATCATGCTTATGCATGGGATATTTATCTAACTCCGTTTCGTGAGAATTAATCAACGGATGACCTGTGAGAATATGATTTTTATGGAAATGAAGGTAATCTAAATCTCCACACTCACGCAACCCATACATCGAAAGGACTGCGCTACCCGTAATAGAGAAAATATCAGGGGAAATTCCCGCCATTCTTAGAGTTTTTTCATAAATAGATAACAGCCCTGTGAGTTTGTTATATTTATCAGGTTGGCCCTGCTCTAAGAAGTGTAAACTATTCTTGTTATAAACAACTCTTGCAAGGCGAAGAGTCTCATCATGAGTATCATTAATATGTATAGAATGATTACCTAAACCAAAGAGAGTCCTAACTTCATCTTTTACCTTCACCATATCTACCGACGAGGGGGGCTCAACCAAAAGCACAAGCATCTTCCCTGCCCCTCCGCAAAGAGTTGCCTTTTCTTTGGCTCCCGCAAAACCATTAGTAGGGTTACCTAACCAGCTTTCACCAAGATATACCTGTCTCATAAAATTCTCAAAACCAGTTTTGTTTAAACTTACCTCTTTGATATAGTAGATATTGGTTTTTTTCTGAAGGATACTAAACGCAGCATGAATCTTTTCATCACCACCGACGACACCACAAGAGGGAAAGAGTGTAACCAACCTAGAGGAGGGTTTTAGCTTTGCATACTCCAGAGCTATAGCATCACACCACTCCTCTCCAAGACCTAGCCTCCTAAAATACGCACTTCCACAATCTTCTTGGCCTTCAGTATCCGTTCCTATTCTAGTTTTAAGAGAAGAATTGTATAGTAATGCACCAACCGTCCTATGCCCTCCATTTAACAAGTTCCCTCTTTGAGAAACTACAACAGGAAATTCTTTATTGAATCCTTCCTTTTTCATGGAATCAAGAATGCTATCGAATTCATCTTTAAACTTTTCGTATGTATTCTTATTAGGTTTATCTAATTCTTTAAAATTATTCCAAACCCTAAGATGCTCTTTATATATCTCCTCTCCGTAAGTACATTTAATACCTAATTCCCGATATAGAGCGTAAAGATATTTTGGAATAAGATCGAATCTAGTGTTAGTGAGATAAGTATACGCAAGGTTAAGAGGGGGATAAGGGTGCTTACTTTTTGCATATCTAGCACACTCTTCTTGATCACTTAAGCTTTTTTTATTGTCGTTTAATGGATTATTATCATTATAAATATAATTTACTTCTGGCATGAATCTGGTGTGTTGGTGCCCTGCCATCTCAAACATCGGGATCATGAAGTAAGTATCTCCCCCACTTTTAGCATACCACCCATCAGCGTAGTATAGATCCTCTTGTAAGATCTTCCTCCACAGAAAAGCTTTCCAAGTACGAATGTGAGTGATAGTAAACAAGTCTCGTCTACAACTTGCAGGATTCATGAGAGCCGCAAACCCTGAGCGACCGTCATCGTATTGAAACTGTCCGTATGCCAGCCACACCTCATCATCTTCATACACCTTCAAGACTCTGGTGAAAACCTCATCGTCAGGTAGCCAATCATCACCATCAACTTCAATCACTACATCCTCATCCTGCACCTCATCCGATCTCATAATTTGATCGTAATTTCCCCCTTGATAATACTTCTTGGTATTATTTACAATAACGAATCTGTCATCACCTTGGATCTCTTCTTGTGCTTTCTTAACTGAATCATCAGTAGAAATATCATTAAGGAGGTAACACTTAAAATCCTGCTCCTTTTGATCTTGGATAGACTTAATGCACTTTTTAATCCAAGTCTCACAATTGTAAAGTGTAGTTAATACTATAATCATGGTAAAAATGTTTCAATAGTTTTAAGATTTCTCTTGGTATTTTTTCTCAATAGCTTAATTAAATCTTTACCCCATAAGGAAAACCAAGGCTCTAAAACAGCACCGTAGTTCTTGCTAGTAATAACATTCATCCCCAAGCATCTAGCTTCCACCACAAGCCTACAACAAGACTCCCTTGCAATAGGAAAAAATACCAAAGTAGAATACTCAGATAAATTCTCTAAGAAAAATGGTCTATTATATGTTGGTAAAATTAAATCATAATCTAATTGATTAGCTTTACAAAAAGTCTCAGATCCTTCTGTATTTTTAATCCAACTTTCAGAACTAACGACTGCATACTTCCACTTAGTTCTACCTGCCATAGCACTAACATATAACTTTTCTAAAAGATCCAAGTCTTCGTCTGACCAGATACTAGATTCTAAGTTTACAAAATTAGCTTCAACATCATTATCCTCAAAGATGTGTTGGTGGTCTGTAGTCTGAACAAACACAGCTTTAGCATTTTTATAAAGATCGTAGTTAATTCTCTCATCCTTGGGAACTATACTATTGTCATATCTCCAAGGATGCCTACTTTCGCAAATTTTGTAGTCATGCTCCAAGATGATATAGTTAAGCTTAGTTAAAGCAGTAACTGCATCAGGGTGCATCAAAGAAAGATTTCCTAGGATGTAGAAATCATCTTTCTTAAGCGTATGAATTTCATCAGACTTTAAGAACTCTGCGTCGAATCTTTTCGCTACCACAGAGTTAACAAATTCTGATCCTCCTACACCATCAGGAAAATCATCAATAAAATACAGTTTAGACATCTGAGAAAATATCTTCTTCTTCTTGTGCAGACCCCACTAAGACTCCATGATCATAAGCCTTTTTGACTTCCTCTGTATACAATAATCTAGCCAAAGAAAATAGTTCAAGGAGACCAAAAATTACCCAATCATACCAGTAAACACTTAAACCTGTTTTATAACAAACAAGAATGTAAATAAGAAAAAAGATACCCATCAGATGTACTTAGCCTCTTCTCTTTGAAAGACTGCACCAGGATACGGACGGTAAACCTCGTTCACCATAGGCTTCTTCAAACCTTCCGCAATACAATGTGGTAGACCTTGGTTACCTACGAAAAGATCACACCCCTCGATGACCCTAGCCATCTGGAGAATGTCTTCTACGGCTTGTCGGGGAACATCCTTCATATGGGGGTAAGTGTACTTAAAGAACTCGTACTCCTCCTCAAAGCCCATGAAGAAAGCTTTGGCTACTAAGTCTCTGTCTATGGTTTCCCAAAAGCTATAGTTCCCGTGATACCTGCAACTTCTAGCAAAAACCACATCACGATCTAAATCATTAATTAATGATGAAGGAACCTTCAACCAAGCTTCATCTCTTTCCTCAAGAGGAAAGCCGAAAGCAGCTAAATGAGAATCAGCTAAATTATTAAAACGAATATGCATTCTAAATTCATCAAGATTATAATCTACTTCTTCCCCTTCCCAATATTTCACCTCATCAATATACTCTTGATACTCAAGAAAGGAAATAGCACTATCAATAGTGGACTTATTCATCTTTGTATGAGTAAATAAACCTCCAGCCCAATTAACCAGAGGTTCGTCCTCTCCTCCTTTTGGATCAAGGTAGAGGATTCCTCCTCCTGCTGCTCTAACTGTGGGTAGAGACCAAATTATATCTCCCAAATCTCCGCTATGCTTAAAAGTTTTTTTATCAGACATTCATACTCTCCTTATACATCAATAATCTAAAGTGAACCACCTTATTTAAATCATAGTACTCATCTACAATTTGTTTCAAATTTTGTCCCATTTCTTTAATATGCTTTTTATCCTTAAGAGCTTTTGTTAACACGGTAACCCAGTCCTTAGAGGTAGCTTCGGGGGGGAGCAAATAACCTGTAACCCCGTTCTTAATTGTTTCACTATAGCAACCAACATCTGAAGCAATAAGAGGGATACCATACCTTCCACACTCTGCCACCTTAATATCAGATTTACTATCATTAAAAGCATTCATTTGAAGAGGAGCAAGAGCTACATCATTTATGGAGTATAACCTACCATACTCGGCTGCTGGCATAGCTTGATAAACATTCCAGTTCTTTCCTCCTTTAAATCCTTTCATTAAAATTTTCCTATAGTTATCCCAAACATCATGCTGCCAATCTCTAGGGTGTTGTTCGCTTGGAGGAGGGGGGGAGCCATAAAAATTCCATTGAAGATTTTCTTTACCCACTCTACCATTTACAAAGTGGGGGATACCAGCGAATTCTTTAACATCTTCCTCATGGTGAATACCTCCTGCCCAGCAGAGACGAACTAGTTTTTTCCTTTTAGCTTCCTGTCTTGGAGCATTCCAACAAGGTAAAGTATAATCGACAGCGTTCTTTACTACAGCCAGCTTCTTTTGGCAGAAAGCGGAAACTCTATGAGCGAACTTATCTTGTGTAACACTTACTAAGTCTGAATTATTATAAATAAACTTTGTCATTTCACTCAAACCTTTTTCTTTATAAACATCAGACAAGCGATGACCATCATAAAGTTCAGTAAGAAGATCATCAGTATCCATATGAAAAAACTTCCCGAACTCTTTAGTTATTCCACAAACTCTAGTAGTGTACGGTCCTCCAAAGTTTGAAATGTTATTCATAACAACAACATCAGCCCACTTTATGTTTTCATACTCAAATTCAAGATCCAATTCACCCTTTTTTTCATCAATTCCTAAAGGATTCTTATCAAACCTAATATCGCAAGCATTAGGATATAATTGAGCAAGTTTTTGATAAGGGGACCAAGCTCTATAATAGGCACAACCCCCTTCATTAGCTGGGACAACTAATATGTTGAGCTTCCTTCCATCAGGAAAAAACCCCTCCCACTTCGATACTTCTTCTGGTGTAGCGTTTGCATTCATAAAAATAAGGTGAGGGTTTACCCTCACCTTATAATAGTCTATTAGCTTGTAGTATTTAAGTTAAATCTGCATCTTCTTCATCTTCTTCAAAAGCCATCTTGGAGTTCTCAGTCGAGTGAGACATACCAATAGCAGCCGCAAGACTACCCACAGCACCACCAATATCCATGTTCTTATCCGTAGGGATAATGGATTTCAGAGCTTTACCGTAGTGCTTACGCTTACGCTTACTAAAGAGAGTAACCATACCCTCCCACGCAGCAAGCCCAGGAATAAAAGCTTTAGCGATACCAAAACCAGCATCAATCATGCCTCCCATATCGTCACCGTCCATAGGACCAGTAGCAACATAAGCAGCATCAGCTTTCAACTGATCTTTAGTAGCCATAACAAGAGAAGTCCCTTCTGGGATCTTTGCCTTCACCGAATCAGGAAGTTGATCGAAGGGAATAATAGCTCCCTCCTGTCCTTCCTCAAGCTGATCCGCAGTCGTAAATACCGTACCTTCCCCGAAGAAACCTTCAAGAGCAGCGCAGGAACCCAACCCCAAGCCTAGTACAGCAGTAAGTAAAAGGGTGATAATAATATCTCTCATAATTAATTAACCTTGCAATTTACTGAGGTAATCCTCATCTCCTTCTTCTTTAGAGGGACTACCTTCATTAGCTACTAGAATGTTCTCAGCGAACTGCTTAACAGCATCGTAATCTTCTAGCTTCACCAATTCATGGATTTCGTGAAGCTGCTCCATGACCGCAGCAACTTTTTGTGCCGTTCCAAGCTTTTCTGACTTGGGACGAGGTTGTGACTGATCATACTTCGGCCATTGACCTTCCATGATCTTAACGATCTTGAAATCATGGCCCTCCGCAGGATCCGTAATATCTCCAAAGTCTTCATCTAGCATGGCAGCGACAACCTTTTTAAAAAGGATAACGCCAACAGATAGAATTTTAACTTCTTCAGTCTCTCGATCCAGTACATTCATATAGTACCTTGCGCGAGGTTTAATCTGACGAGCCATAGTTTCGTATTCCTTGTGACCTTTATTTACACGATCCCAAAGACCGTAGTAAGCATCACAAAGGGGACACTTTTCCCCATGAATCTTTCGACAATGGACATTTTTTGTTCCACCTTCTCCAGCAGGAATTCTGTGAATCTTTGTCTCTGCATAGAAGAGAGTATCATCATCCTTCCCAGGAAGGATACGAACAATATTAGTGCCTTCTTTCACTTGAAAGAAGTTAGAAAGGAAGGAAGAATTACCTTCCGTTTTGTTTCCTTGTAGTTCTGCGTGTTTGGCTCTCAGAGCCTCAAGATCAATAGCCATTTTTAGTTTCTCCGTTAATTAGTTAGTTAGTGCAGGAGGTCTATTATAGACGGTAGGCACTTAATTTTCAACTGTAAAGTTTCATTTCTGCTTTTTTTGCGCTAGATAGTTGCACCAGCGAACTCATTCGTTGATCAAGAGCCGAAACAAGCCCTTTAATCATGTTATACTTTTGAGTAATGGTGTTTACCTTTCCCATATATATAGCATAATCAGGATGACTTTCTACAAAAGCATCTAAGTCTTTTGCTGTTTTTTTCTTCCCACTTAGACGAGCCTCTTCCTGAGTAGCATTAGTTGTGGTCGCAATAAACTGAGTGAGGTGGAAATTAGCAGTATCCATTTCACTCTTAGCCCTTGCAAGAAGCCCAGACCAATGAGAATAGTTTACGGGCTGATTTGTTAGTTCCTCTTCCAGATTTTCAGGATTGATTCTAACAATTGCATCACAAATAGTAACATAATTATCCCAAGTCATGTCCTCGTATGCCAATAATAGTTGCTCTGATTTATTCATCAAAAATAACACTCCATAATTTAGGGTTTAAGTTTTTTAACATGAGCATCCCTCTTGCCATGCTTTCGGTAATATATTCGTTAGTATTTTCCACCCAATCCTCTTTTGTTTCATGATGACCTCCCAGCCCCATAGTTTCCAAAAGAACATGGCAAATTTCGTGAAGGAGAGTATGTCTCGCTGTATCATCATCTACAGTTACATCTAAAGAAATAATACACTTATCAAAGTCTGCCTCTCCGTAACAAGGAACTCCACTAGACTTTAAACTCTTTACAAACTTAAAAGAATAAACTCTCCATCCTGCATTAAAGGTAAGCTTCTTTTCCTTTAATGTTTCGTAAAATTGATTAGTCATCGAACCCCTCATCCTCTGTCATGCGAAGTGTAGAATAATCGACAAGCATAGGAACGATAAATCTAGGTCGTCCGTTTCTAGACTTCATTACATAAGCTCTCATAATACCTTCATCAAACTCTTCCTCTTTTTGATTAAGGGATACAGCGAAATCACAGGTACGAATCTTACCATAGGAATCTCCTAGTTCTGCATCAGTAATAATCTTCACGGCTCGGCCCATGCGGTTTGTTTGAGTAGCAGTCCACACTAGTAGAGAGTTCTCCATAGCAAGCCCACGAAGCTCCTCTGCAATCCTCTGCTGGGCCTGATACTCATGTTGGATCTCCCGTGTTGGGCGAAGAAGCTCAAGGTAGTCCACAATAATCAAGTCGGGCTGAAACTCTTCGTAGTTAGCCAACTGTGTTAGCAACGCTCTGACCGTATTTACGGTAGCTGTACTCGTCGGGAACTCTTTAATCACCAGCCTACTTTTAAACTCTTCTTGAAAAATATCCAAACGCTCCTTAAGGTCTAATTGACCAGTAGGCTCTTTAAGTTTCTTTTGAGGAATTAGACTCATAATCGAATCGAATCGTTGGGCAATCTTATCCTCTGCCATTTCAAGAGAGATATAAAGAACATTACTGCCGTCCATCAAACCTCTCACAGCCTGATTAACCAAGTAAAGAGATTTTCCAACCCCAGGAGGGGCTACCACCATAGCAAGCTCTTTAATACCAAGACCCCCCTCTAGTGATGTATTCAAAGAAGGGAGAATGGTAGGATACTTCTTCTCCTCCTTCCTGTTGATAATACGATCCCAACGATCAGCAACACAAGAGAAGTAGTCCTGCCCATTATCCACAAACCTACTAACCGTAAGTGCTTTTCTTACAATCCCCTCAATGTCCCCAATCCTATCTTCTTTAAGGAGGATAACACTCTCAGTAATAGCACCTTTCATAGCCTCCCGTTTTGCAAAATCCTCCACGATATCCATGAAGTACTCTTGATTACTCACGCAAGAAGTATCTAAGGTGTTCACATACTCAAGCTCGTCAGCATAATCAGCCAGATCCTCACGCCCAGACTTAATGGACTTTACCTCTTGAAGAATAAAATCGTCCGTAGGGAGTTGCCTGTATTCGTTGTAATACTTCTGTACAGTCTTGAAAATGTTAGCATGAATATCATACTCAAAATATTCAGGCTGAACAAGGTTGGTAATTTGTGAATAGAAGTCGGTATCACTCTTCAAGAGGAAAAGCATTCCTCTTTGAATATTATCCGAGAAATCGTATTTCATTGAATCTTTATTCTAGGGTCATTAGGGCCAGTTTTCTTGTCGGACATATGTTTATTATAGTGATCAGCAGTCTGTTTTTTAGCTCTTCTTGCTTTATCTTCCCTCTTATCATCAGAAAGAGGTTTAAAATATCCAGCCTTCTCTCTATCCTCTCCACTTAATTTGGCAGCCTCTGCATTGTATCCCTCAGGATTAAAAGTTACTCGCTGATACATAGCATTTCCATGCTCTATAGCATTTTTAGAGTCTTGAATAAGCTCCTTACAAACCTCATCGGAATCTCCTGATACATGACCCCCCGTTTTTGCTAATTTTCTATCTCTATCGGGAAATCCTATTACATTAAAATGAACAGCAGGGATGTTATTTTGCCAATATCTGGAAGATAGCTTCTTGCACTTCGGGCAACGAGTTCTGTCAGGAGCTTTTCCCATTTTATACTCTTTGTCCCACCAAATTTCACATTCGGGGCATATCCATTCATAAATAGGCATTAGCATTCACCTCCTGCCAAGGAACACATATCTCCACTAGCAACGCCAGTATCTACAAACACCGTCATGTGTTCCTCAATATTCTCCTGCGTCAGAGGGATCGCCTGAAGAGGCTCTCCTTCCTTTGCTCCTGCTCTATACACCGTCAACCCTTTCAGGTACGGAGCATAATCCAAAGCCGCTTGAGAGAACTCCTCAGGTGTAGAAGTGGCAGGAAGATTAATAGTTTTCGAGATACAGGAGTCCATGTATTTTTGGATCGTCGCTTGTACCCGAATGTGGTCTTCGGGGGCCACATCATAGGCTCCGACGAAGCATTCAAGTGATCTGTCTTTTTCAAAGT